CGACGCTCAGTACACCGTTTGCAAAATTCAAACCACCGTTACCGTTATCTATGTCGTACACAATGTCTCTGTTCAAGTTTGCTGCCTTGACAACATCAGTAGATACAAAAACTCCAAGAGCAAGTTTGTCCACATCTATTGTATGCGCGGTAAGTGCTGAACCAGAAATCACATCTGAAGTTACCTTGTGAATCGTAGCAGTTCCAGAACCTGAAATTGCTGCCGTTACGTCAAGATCTCTGACTTCTGCCTTATCCGTATCAAGTATATGTGCGTCCACTGTAGAACCAGAAATGACGCCGCTAAACGTTGCTGAAGTACCATCAAGATCATTTACAGTGACTTTATCAGCATCTGTAGTGTGCGCCTGAATAGTCGTACCAGATACTGTAGTAAAGGTAGCAGACGTACCGTCCAAGTCAAGGATACTTGCCTGATCAGCATCAACTTCATGATACTGTACAATCGTACCTGACAAGGTGTGGAATGTACCCTGAGAACCAGAGAATGATGTTGCAGTCAATCCCTTTGCGACATCCAGTTCCTGGAAAATACCTACTGATGCTGAAAGCGTACCAGATACCCCAAAAAGAACTGCGTCATTCTTTCTACCGCCGTTGGTTGAAAGTGAAAGTCCCTGCGTAGATCCAATCTTGAAAAGAAGATCAGAACCAGCACCGCCGCCAGCGTTACCAAGAATTACACTTGCTACGCCTGTAGATCCAGAACCTGCGGTACCACCAATCTGAAGACCTGCGCCCTCAAGAGCGTCACCTGCAGAACCTGATGCTGCAGCGATAATCTGCTTGTTAGTGATCTCAAAGTGCTCTGAAGTCGTGATACTAGACTTGTATGTTCTTGCATCGAGTTGATCTACAACTAACTTGCGGAACTTACCAGAAGAACCAGAAAGATCATTTGCCGTCACAACGTGCAGATTTGATGTACCAGATGACGTAATATTTGTAGCAACTACCTTGCGGAAATCACCCTCATCGCCGTCAATCTTGTGAAATAGTGACGTACCAGAAGACGTAACAACCGTAGCAATCGCTTTATTAAAAGTACCTTCGTCTGCGTCAAGTTTGTGAAGAGTCGAAGTTCCTGATCCCGTAAAGACGGTAGCAATTGCTTTGTTGAAAGTACCTTCATCGACGTCTGCCTTATGAACGTGAACGTTGTTTGAAGCAGATAGATTTGTTGTTTTAATTACATTAAATGTACCTTCGTCAACATCAACCTTGTGAATTGACGCTGTACCAGAACCAGTAATCGTTGTAGCAACAAGTTTTCTGGTGTCTATTTCATCGACGTCTACTTTGTGGAACTGCGATGTTCCAGAACCAGAGAACTGATTTGCATATACAAACTGAAATCTTCTTCCTGCGGCACCAAGGGAAAGACCCTCGTTTGCTGCTGGTTGAAGAGTAGTAGCATTGAGTTCTAATTCATCAGAACCATTGATATTGAAAGATAGCGTTGTTTTTGCGTTTACTGTAAGTCCAGTTTTAGAATCTGAAAATACTTCACCTGTAGAACCTGATATGCCAGTAAAAGCAAATACTACCTTACCGCCGTCTGAAGCGGTTAAGTGAACACCATCTGTTTTAATTTTTGCGATTGCGTCCATTGCATTTGTGCCGCCAACTCCGTGGAACTGAATGTGTCCTTCGTCGCCAACTGCTGCGTTTGATGCAGATACCGCTGCCTTAAGGTGTGCAAACGTGACGGTTCTCATACCGCCACCGTTACCCTTTGACGCGGAAACAATTAAGACGTCTGCATCCTCAAGATGTGCTACGTCTGATCGTGCTTGAAATAGGTCTAGGTGACCAACCTGAACTGAACCTGATGCGATCTTATCGCGAGTTATCGCGGAAGTGTTAATTTTTGCTGTAGTAATTGCATCATCCGCTAATAGTTTTGTGCCAATTTTTGTTTTAGCCATTTTATTGCTCCTTAATGTTTCTTATTTTTTTCACTAACAAAAACCAAACAGCATATAAAACAGACTGGTTTAAGAGAAGAGAACCTTCTTTAAATTTCGAACGTTATTATCAAACTTACAAAACTCAGAATTCAAAAACTCTAACGAAAGAGCTTGGCACTCACCTAACCTATCATCAAACTCAAAATGAAATTTTCCCGAATCTAACCGCTTGCATCTAATAAGGTTAATACCTTTTAATTGTAGATAAGCGGCGATTCCTATATCAGATGTTGTAAAATTCATATTATACCTCTTAACATAATAAGTAGTCCCTACTGCTTAACAAATGCTAGATTTCCTGTATTGTTATCATCTAATTCTAGCGTATATCCAGCATTTGGATCTAGAGAATACTTTTCTCTAAGAATCTGTAAGAACTTCTCATTATTAGCACGAATCTCTTCAATCTCTTCAAGTTTTATAATTTTTTGCACTTCATGATCTCTCATATAGATTCCATATTCTTTAAGTTTAGCATTGAGATTATCTCCGCCTTCTAGAAAAGACTTTGTATCCTCGTTCGTAATAACGATGTATGAATCGTCTATCTCTTCCTCTTCTTCTACCTCTTCGGTATCCGTTAGGTCTTCTGGATCTATCCCAGACTTTAAAGTCTCAGCAGCGAGTAAGGCTTTGTTTGCCAACTCTGGATTTTCTTCTTTTAATTCATCCAGCATTCCTAGTAATTTATTTAAAACTGACATCTCTTTCCTCCTTCTTAATCAGCAATATAACTAAATAGTATGTTCGCATCATTTGCAGGTGCTTCTTCGAAAGTAACAACTCTCCCACCTAAAGTATAGTCATTATCTGCCCCAATCCTCATTAAAATACCTTGATTAAATACCATCAAAGTGCCGCTTACAAACGCTTCTGGTACAGTAAATTGGGTTCTGCTTCCATCTGCCGTTTCTGTTGGAGTCTGAGCGACCTTGTAATTAGTTTTGGTTACAGCATCTGCAGAACTCACTCCACTTCCTCCTCCACCGCCGCCTGATGCTGCCTCTGTGGTCGCTGCTCCAGGATTTCTTCTTTGTGGAAAATTTGAAATATTATCATCAACTCTACCTGTTAATAAATCAGACTTAAGTCCTTCAAGTCCATACAACCTTCCATTTGCAGTATCTAGATCATCAGCAGTTATTATTCTTTCTCTAGGTATCTTAACTTCTACAATATTCTCTCTAATTGAAAAGTTTGGTTGAAGTCTGTTTTCTCCTTCACCCGTTAACCATCCCAAAACTTCGATATTAATTTTTGTTTCAAATTTTCTTTCTTCATTTGAAAAGTTACTTATGTTGTTGCTTTGAGAAAAACTACTTTGAATAAATGCCTCATATCTTAGTCTACCTTCTTCTATAATTACATAGTTTATACCGCCTGGTCTTGTTATAAATGGAGTAACCACCTGATTCATTTGCTGCTGATACTCTGTTCTTAGTGTTATTTCGTACTCAACAGTCACATAAACAGGCAAAGGTATAGTTAAAGTTTGATAGACAACTTTCCTATTCTTTCTTGGAAAGTTTAACTGCCCTGCTCTCTTTAACATTGAGGCGTTTGCAAAATTACCAGTCTTGTTTTGGTTTATTCTTCTTGACACTGATATTGATCCACCTCTAACTTTATCAATTGGTGGTATATTGGCGTAAACAGTACCTTTTCTTGATGGATCTTTTGTAACATTGGTTCTCTCTATCGTGATAATCGGCAATATCAAACTACCTTCAGAGTCTCTGAACCTGTTATCTCTCTTGCTCTGAAACATTCTTTCAGCAGATGTCCACACCACTGGCACTTTTTTAAACCCAGACGGCGTAACACATTGAATGTCCAGCGTTTCATTTATAAACTTGTGCATTGCCAAGTCTACAGTTTCAATAGTCGATGGCGGAAAGGGTTTGTCTTCAATCCTGCGAGATTTTGTTACTGATAAGACCATTTAGAATTTACAACCCATATTTCGCTAACTCATCTGGGTCAACGATAGATCTCTCCCTCGGAATCTTGACTTCTACTATAGTCTCATTTACAACTCTGTGTGGGGTCTCCTGATTAACACCACTGCCGATCAAGTGTCCTAACACTTTAATATCAAACTTTGTTTCAAACTTTCTCTCTTCATTTGAAAAGTTACTTATATTGTTTTCGTGGGAGTATTCCTGTTGTATAAATCCTTCGTACCTATGCACACCATCTCTTATAATTATATAATTAATGCCTCCAGGAACTGTCATAAAGGGAACAACAAGATCATTCATTTGCTGCTGATATTCCGTTCTGATGGTTATTTGATACATTATGGTTACGTAAACTGGCAATGGAATAGAAATAGTCTGATATACGGTCTTATCAACTTTGTCTGGAAAATTTAATTGCCCCCTTTTTCTTTTGGTGTGAGCATTTTTAAAGTTAGCACTTTTACCCTGAAGAACTTTTTGCATAACTGGTATGCTTCCACCCTTGACTTTGTCAACTGAGGGTATATTTGCGTAAACTGTTCCTTTTTCGCTAGGACTTTTTGTCATGGTGGTTCTTTCAATAGTGATAATTGGCATGATTAGGGCACCTTCAGCATCTCGGACCCTACTATCTTTTTTACTTAACATTGATCTTTCAGCAGACGACATTATAACTGGCACTTTCTTAATCCCAGTTGGTCCGTTGGTGTGTAAATTCATTTGTTCATCAACAAATTTATACATGGCAGTATCAATATTTTCAATTCTAGAGTCAAATATTCTTTTTCCTTCATATTCGTTCAGTTGTTTACTAAATGGTTTATGACGTTCCATTGAATAGACCCTCTCTTGCCTTAATACATTCAGCACTAATCTCCATCATGTGATCTCGCTGTCCAAAAATCTGCATTGGTTCGTTTAATGTTGCAATTTCATAATACGTTTCACCGTATAAGACAAAATCCCCCTCTCTAACAAATAAGTTTTGATCCTCTGTCAACCTGCGTTTGTGAAAATGCACAACTATTTTTGATAATCGGTCTACCCCAAGATTTGTGGTCTCTGTTTCATATCCCTGCCACTCAACCAAAGCATAGACCATGATTGGGTTAAGAAAAGTTTTATTCAAGGCTTCGCCGTATATAGGATGAAAGTTGGTTTCTTCTATAGAGATTGGATAATACAATACCTGTTGCCCTATTACTCTCTCTATAATCTCATCATTGACCTGCTTTACAAGATCACGCTCTTTCTTACCTGTAAAAAGAGGTGGTGGCGGTGCATCTGGTTGATTCCATTTATTGTCGGACATACTTTATCACCCCACGTATACCGAATATGGTATCCTTTGTAAAACTTTTTCTGATGCATCAACTGCAGCTGCTTCTGACTCTGCTATCTTTTGATAAGTTAATTCAGAAAGCGTTGCTTTTAGTTCTTCTCTAAGTGCGCTTTGTTCTTCTTTACCTTGTGATACTAGATCTGAACCGTTTAAAGTTACGCTATCACCTGGAATAGGTAACGCTGCAAACTTAGACCTAACTTGCCCTAACGTCTCTTTCGATAGTGCTAGGGCAAATCTTCTAATCCACTGTTTACCTATTGAATTAATCGTATCGTATGGTAGATTAGAAAATGGTAAAGTGTTCATGTTGTTCACGCCTTCTATCTCGCTACGTCCGTTTGTATCATCTTCTAGGTTTGATGAAGGAATTGAAAACTCAATCCAGTATGATCTTGGACTCATACTTGTTGGTGTAGGGAATAATCTAAGTTTATTATTTCTTAACTCATAAGAGTAGTGTGATGTCCTTGTATATATGGCATCTTCAAATGCTAATGCTTGTGACTTATTTTGCCATGCGGGAACTAATTCAAAAGAAGAATCATCTGAGAATTGTCCATAATTGTGAAAGTTACCTACAACATTTAGTCCGCCATAATATCCAAAAAATCTCCACATGGCATAAGGTGTCTTGTAGTAAACTTTTTTTACAAGAATCTTCTTGCCATTTATCTTGCCAGTGTATTCTTTCCCTACAGCGGAAGATACAATACTCTGTAGGTCATAATCTTGCTGACCATGTACAGCATCGAAAGATGCTGAATATTGCACAGAATCCTTTAACCCTATGTCTGCACCTATTCTTTCTGAAACTCTTCTACTGAATCCGTAATCAAATTTAGGATATTTAAGACTTCCTGATGCTGCGCCCGATGTTAATTCACCCTTGTGATCAAATGTTCCTGTCGCATGACCCAGAAAACTGGGTAACGCATTGTTTGCCTGATGTATATTAATTAAGTATGAATATTCCAACACCGACTCTTCATATGCTGCGTATACATTTCCATCTGATAATTCAATATCTAAAACATCGCCTCCTAGTTTCTTGTAAGTGTAGGCAACTTGATCAACTGCTCCTGAAATAAAATTTCCCGAATACAGTACACTACTGTTTAGCGAATATATCTTGTAAGGCAATGATTTATTGACATTGCCGTGACTGCCAGTCTCTGGTAGTATGCTCTTACTAGAATTACTGACTGGTCTTAAAGTTGGTAAAGACATTGTTGGTCCTCCGTGCTTAAGTAAATAGTATTTAACTCAACAAAACGCTAGGACTTCAAATTTCTTTATGCTTCTGCAGTCTTCTTTGTGGACCTTCTTCTCGTAGTTGTTTTACGAGCAGGGGTAGTCTTTTTGGTAGTCGTAGTTGTTTTTCTACGTCTAGTCGGTTTCTTCTTGGGAGGTGGTGGGGCAACTTCTTGTACCTCTGGTTCCTCTACTTGAAGAAGTTCTAGTTCTGGTTGCGGATCCCAAGGTGGGGTAGTCTCTTCCTTTTCCACGACTGGATCGTTCACAACAACCTCTACCTGCTTCTCTTCCTTAACTTCTTCGCTGGTGTTCATGTCAATCGTAACAACACCATTAATAATATTACGGCGAGCATTAAATCCTAGATTCTTTCTCTTTAGAGCATACTTCTTGGCATACTTCGCCTTCATCATTCTCTTCTTACGTTTACCCATCATTAAACTCCTTTAACTAAAACGATTATACCATAACTAGGTTGAAAATAAAGAAAAACCCCCAACCAAATTGGAAGGGGGTTTTGAAAAAAGCGCTTAGACTTTTTAGTCGTCCACGTCTGTAGTAGCGGTTACCTCAACACCCGTTCCAATTGCGTCTTCACCACCAGACAACAACCCACCAAGTATATAATAGTGTGTTCCATCTGAGATTAAACTGAAAGACGTTCCATTAAGGTCTGTCTTCGTGGTCAAATCACTTATATCAAACGTAAGTGTTGAACCTGCTATCACACCGCCTTCAACACCTGTTTTTACAGAGTTTGCAGCGCCTTTAATGTCTACAGCGTCTGCAGAAGTCTTAATTACTATGTCATTTGTGCCATCGCCAGCATCTGCAACAACAAAGTGATATTGCAAACCCGCCGCTGGTGCTGGTAATATCACGGAGATGCCTCGACCTCCTGTATCATCAGTAACATTAAGAAATACAACTGCATCACTTTCTGTAGCCAACAATGTTCTAGATACTGCGGCACCAGCATTATCTAAAGAAATAACACTCTTCTTAACTCCACCAAGAGTTGCACCAGCTAATGCTAGATCTCTCTTTAAATTCTCAATTAACGCCTCGACTCTTGCGAGTCCTACTCTTTTTGTACCCATATTTATAACCCTCCATTGGTTTTACCATTTATAATCATGTCATGAAACTGGGTAGATTCATACCACTCTCAAATAATTAGTCGCAAGAAAAACGAAACCCCTAGCCAAATGAATGACCAGGGGTTTTGTTTCTAATCGTTAAGATTATTAACTATTAGCTTGTTGCACCTGCCTCACCGAGGAGACCTCTCACGATAACAAGACCGTACATATCTGGTCTAACCATCTTCTTGGCGTAACGGGTCATGACACCCTTACGAGGCACGAAGTCCTCTTGCCCGAAGATAGTAGGCGTTACCTGGAGTGGTACATATGGAGCGTACACATAACCGCTTTCAAGGAAAGAGTTACCTCTACGACCTACAAGAAGCACATTACGTGGGAAGTATGGATCAACCATAACATCAAACTTCTTGCTCAATGTTT